CGGCAATATGCGTACTTGTCGGCAAAATATTGACCATTTACTTCGATTGCTGGCCCTCTTCTTTCTGTGTAAATCCTAGACACCTGAGCTGCCGGGCCCGAGTATTCGGTCCTTGAGTTTTCGACACTGGTAACCGGAATAATTTCTGGTGCTTCTACGAGTTCGTATCCTTCATTGCAACTTGGAGTTCCATTGTCGGCTGGCTTTGGGGGAGTGTTACCGCAACTGCTTGTTTTGCCAGAAGAAGCAGTTCCAGTAGATGTTCCAGAGATATTGCCAAGACCCGAACCAACTCGCTGGTAAACAATAGCGGGATATGTTATATAGTAATACGATTCAACCGTACTAAGATCTACCGTGCCGGTCTTATCAGAGGAGATCTCTCCAACCGGAACCTGGTAAGAGATTTCGATCTGATCGGGCACTGGCCTTGCCGCAGCAAGGGGAGATGCCTTTAGGGCAGTTACACCAAGAATAGAGGTCCATTCTCCAGCTGCAAACGAGGTATCGTTATCAGACTCGAAGAAGCGATCGGATACAAGAGCACCAGTGTTATCCTGGAACAGATACATTCCAGCCGAAGCAAAACTAGCAGCAATACCTTGATAGGTCTTTTGGGTTGGATCTAGATAGATTGGAGCCAGGCTCTCTATTTCGGAAATGTTTTCCGTCAATGCGGCCAGAGCAAGACGACACCCAATTTCAACAGTAAGTTCGTCATTCTCTGGACTATATGAGACGGAAATCACATAAAGAAGTCCTCTCGGGTGGCGCTGAATAGCCCCGCCAGGATAGGTCATTTGCAGGATGACCGGATTGCCTCTCTTAAAGTTATCTCGGTCGTAGTCTTCTGTCTCATATCCTCCAGGCACTTGTCCAAGAATGAGTTGACCAGTCGTGGCAACAATGCCCTGCATTTGGGCTGACGAGTCAGAACACTGCCAAGTGATAAGGGAAGACGTATAGTCTGTCCCGTTGATCGTCAGAGAATGGATCCTAGCCTGGTTAATAAGATACGACATCTCAAACCTCCGTTAGGCCAAAGTTGACCTGGAAATGCGTTGGCGACATCCGATTAAATGTTGGCGGGGTCGAAATTACAGCACTTGTGCTAACGGTTGCTCCAAAGGTCGTATCAGCAATCCCAATAGCAGCTCCATATCCAGCCGCTCTATCTGTATCCCACGCCTCAAACATCTGTCGAATCTGGATGGCAACGGCGGTTGTCACGACCGCAGAGACCGCCCAAATATACTTCTGTCGATAGGCTGAACCCTGAATGATCGATGCACCGTTGGCAGATTTGGAAAAAGAGGCACCTTGCTGATAAGTTCTTGGCAGATCTGCTCCAAGGAACTGATCAAAAACAATATTGAATGAACCACCGCCTACAGGGGTATAGGAGACGCCAATTTGCAACACAACCCACTGTAGCAGCTTGACTAGGATGCCGAGGCCAGGCTTTTATACTTATCTATGTTTTCCTTGCTATAACCACCCAGCCAAATAATCCGGCCAGGGATATTACCAAGAACTCGCTGTCTAAAGTTGTCGTCTGCTACCACTAGGGCCTCAAATATGGCATCATGCTGCTCGAGTAAGACATCCATGGTATCAGCGGGCGCATGATCCTTTTGAGCCGCCTCGTAGGCCATTCTGGCATAGGCTAGGGCGATCTTTAGATCTACTACACTCATTTCGTCCAGTGGCGAATCAGCCATAGCGGGGCCAAGACTGGCAACCGCTGCAGTCCAATAAAGTTTAGCTTGATCCTCTGGCTCACCAAAGAAAAACATCGTCTTGCTAATCCTGGATCAAGAATACCTACGACGGCGAACTTTCGTAAGCTCAACAAGCATATCGCTGGCTGCCTGTGTTGTGTTAGCGGCTTGGATGGTGACGTTGTTGTGAATGTTGTCGCCGCCGCCAGAGAGGCTACGAAGGGCTGCGAGTAACTGGCTGCTACCACCAGCCCCAGAAGTGTTCATTGAGGCCCTGCTAACGCCTCCAGGGGCTGCTGTGGCGTTAATAGTAGCGAAGATGTCTGCCGGAATGACAGTACCTGCGCCAGGAGCTCGCCACTGACCCCAGGCCGGAGCATTGATTGCCGATAGTTTGCCGCTGGCCGAGAGGAAACCTTCCCTGCCAAGCTCATTAACCGTATAGATTGAACCACCAGAGACGGGGCCGCCAGCATACCTTTGCTGTGTTGTCGTTGGTGTAGCAGCCCTGGCTCGGTTTGCTCTTTCGATGGCAGCTGCAAGGGCATTGGCTGCATCGGCTGCCTGCCAATAGGCATCTCGAGCTGCCTGGGCCTGCGAGACCTGCCTAGAAATCAGAGCCGGAATATCGTCGATACTGTTGACTAGATTGTTATTCAGCTTGACAGATTCGTCAAGTTGTGCATTGTAAGCAGCCTGTTTTTCTTGGTTACCTTTTAATTGATCCGTCAAGCCCTTGATCGCATCTTCAAGTTCTTTTTGCCTGGCCAGGGAGGCGCTCTCTGCCGCTCTGCGTTCCTCCTCATATTTCTTTTGAGCAGCAGCTTTTTCGTCCTGCAACTGCTTTAGTTCGGCTTCTTGTTGCTTGCGCACAGCGGCCGACTCTTCCTGTTGTCGCATGGTATCCAGAGATGCCTGTGCGGCCACCCTTTCCTCGTTGGTCGCTTCAACGTTATCGATAGTTGCTTGAAGTTTTTCTTTACGTAAACGCAGTTGTTCCTGCTGCGCAGGGGTGGCTGCATTGATTTGTTCAAGTTCTAAACTATAACGCTCCTTGACCTTATTGATTTCTTCGTCAATTAGGCGTTTCTTTTCATCGTATGTTGCCTTGTACTGATCAAGAGTAGTCTTGAGTGATTCCTTTTCAAGGTTAAGCGCTTCATTCTTTTTGTCAATGACTGACTGGATTTGTTCTTTTTCTTGCTCGAATTTTGCATTGATTTCGTCCTTGAGAGCTTTTACGCTCTCTTGCTCTTGTGTATAAGCATCTAACAATACCTTGGCCCCATCGGTAGCATTTGCATACATCTGTTTGAGACTGTTTGAATACTCCTCCTGGGTAATCTTGCCATCTTTTAGTTTTTGATCTAGTTGCTCAATACTTGCTTGGAAGTTAGCAAATTGACCTTGTGCTGTATTAACGGACGCCCCCAGGCCGAGGATCAAGTCAGTACCAATCCTAAAATTCTTCATGAAAGCATCGCCAATAGCCTGAATCCCGCTGGCCAGCTGCTGGACGCCGGGAATTTTCATCGCAGCGTCAATGAATTGATAAATTTTCTGAATGACCTGATCAAGAATCCAAAGAATCGTCTGAAGACCGTTCAGAAAGCCAATAACAAGTACTTCTAGCACTTTACCAATCTTGTCAAACGTTTCAGTAAAAGCACGCTTAATTCCTGGGAGATTTGTTGTAACTGCAGCAAAGAATTGACTAAATGCTGTAGAAATTGCCTGCATTGACGCGCCAAATCTAGCAAAAGTCTGGTTCAGCGACTCAATCGAAATTGTATTAAGTGTATTCCTAAGATTTTCGATCTGTTGAATATTTAGACTATCGATTCGCGACTGAATCTCGCCAACAGCACCGGAAAGCTGATCCCTGGCACTTCTAGCAGCATCGATAAAAGCTTCCCTGAAAAGTCCAGCTGTTACCTGGCCTTTTTTCATTGCATCATTTAGATCGGTGATACCATAGTTGGTTTCAAGGTACAGGGCAATCTGGGAACGGAGAGCACCATCAAGTTCGGAAAACTGTTGATTGAGTTCCTCAGACTGAAGCTTACCCTTACCCATCACCTGAGCAAATGCTTCGATGTACCGACCAGCCTGCTCGGTATTAAGTCCAAGCTGGGTGGTTTTAGCCGTAAGAGATTTAATGACGGCCTCAACATCCTGTAAATCGCCGCCAGATGCTAGGATGGCAGGGGCAATTCGCTTGTAGGCGCGTTCGATTTGAGCCAGTGAGCCACCGTATTCAAGAGAGATTCCTTTTGCCGATGATAGAACGGCGTTGACATCACTTTGATTGCTAACAAAAGCACTAAGAGCGAGTCTTAGTCCTTGAATTTGTTTCTCGCGCTGAATTAGTACATCAACAGTTGCAATAAGCCCCTGGAATGCCATCATGGCACTCTGAGCAATCATTGCGATTTGACTCAATTGATTGCCAACACTGAGAAGATTGCCAAATTCAGGAAACTTTGCTTTGGCAATAGCACCCCAGTTGCCACCAGCTTCAGCTAATGACAGGTTAAGACGTTGAACTTGATTATTGGCTTCAGCCCAGGCTGGATTGATTGCTTTAATGCTGCGACCAGCATTATCAGTTATTGTTACGATCTTTGAGATGCCATCTCGAAGTTGCGTAGCTGCATTGAGCTGTTGGCGCAGGCTAGTGACAGAACCTTCTTGTGTCTTGTTTACCTGTTTTTGTGCATTGTTTAGCTTGTCATACTCAGTCAGCACCTCCTTGACGACGGGTTGAAGCCGGCGAACACCACTATCGTCAACGCGAACCTCCCAATCCAATACAGTCTTGACGGTACCACCAAGTTCCTGGTTCAGCACCCTTGCAGCCGCAACGGCGCCGTTTTGGGCGTATTTCCAAAGTTGATCGATCTCACCAAGCGCTTGGGCGTTATCGACTTCGACACTATAACGAAGGGTCTTGTCC